TTAATCCGAATGTTCCACCAAAAGTTCCACCACTTTTAGTTTTTCATCAAAAACTTCTACAAGTTGAGTCTCCATTTCTTCAGTTACATGTGCATAATTACTAATCACCACTTCAGGAGTATTCCCTAATCTTTTCGCGATAGTCATGAATGACATATTTTCTCCAGCAAGAATAGTAGCATGTGTATGTCTGAACCCATGGGGAGTTATACTTATACCAGTTCTTTTTTTAACTCGCTTAAGAAGATATGTGATGGTTGTATGCCCTATACGAGTACCTTTCTGATCACTGATGAATACATAATCATTATTATTAAGTGCTTTACCGTTATTAAATAATCTCTGTATGCACCATGATCTATACTTCTTTAAATCTGAAATAACTTGTTCTGATATAGGAATTCTTCTCATCTTCTTATTTTTGGTGGACGAAATCTTACTGTGTTTTCTAGATGCTTTAATTGTAATCATTCTGTTTTCAAAGTCGATATCATTCCAGGTTAAAGCGAGTAATTCGCCAACTCGACAACCTGTAAAAGATAAAAACAGAATTATGATATAATTTGATATAGGTTCATTAGCATGAACATCTTCTATAATTCTATTCAGATCATTGAGGGTAACATACTTGACTCGTTTATCCTCGATGATTGGTAGATTAGCATCTACAATCTTATTAGACGGTATTAATGCACGTTTAACGGCTGCATTTATACAAACATTCATATAAGTATGGTATAAACCAATTGTAGATGGCTGCATGAAGCGGTCTTTAGATATATATGTCTTCTCAAGTTGCTTAATAAAAAGTATTTCATACTTCATTAAGTCCAAATCCTTAAGCTTGATGTGTCCAATTAATGGTTTAATGTAATCTCTTCCAGCTGAAATCCTACTAGTTTTTGTATTGTCACTCCATTGAGTATTAATTTCAATCCACTTATCATACCATTGTCCAACCGTTAAATTTGTAGGATTAATCTTTGATAGTTCATTATCATCAATATTTATTAACATCTCCAATGACTTTCTATAAGCTGTTTTTTCATCTTTAAATCCTGATTCACTTTTTTCTTTTCTCTTGCCGAATTCATCATAATATCTAATTTTATACATGTAGGACAAACCTTTTTTCGTCTTATATGAATAGATATTTTCATATCGTTTAGATTTTATATATTGATATTTACTCATTGTTATTCCTCCTGTGTTGCGGGCACAGTAGAATATAGAAATAAACTCATTGCAATACCTTACTTATATCACCACCTTTCAATGGAACGTATGTTCTGATATAATTTAAAATAAAAGGGCATAAAGCCAAGGAGGTAAAAAATGAATCTTACTGTTAACAATATAGATTTATTTAGTTTATTTATTTCTGCCGGCGGCTTAGGTTTTTTAACCTACAATATATTAGCAAAGACAGGTAAAATCTATGTACGCAGCAATGATCAAAAAGACAAGTACATAACTTTAATATTTTTATCCATGCTTAATTACATAGTGTTTTTAACAGTTTCATTAATTGTTGATTACTTAAATCATGCTGAGTCAAACACTAAAATTTTATTAAGCATAGTTATAACGTTGTTCATATCTGTAATTCTGCCAATGTCTATACCTATAAAATGGTTTGATAAATTCAATAAAATGTTAAATAAACAAAGGAATAACATGGGTTATGCGAATAACTATAGTGAAACTACAAGAGAGAGATTTTTCAATGTTAATCAGTCGAAATCCATATTCATTTTTGATTTGCAAAATAATTTTATTGAATCAGGCAGTTATTATAATGTTAATGAAAGCTATAAAGATGATTTTGAAATAGCAATCGTACCATTTGATAGTGAAACAACGTTAAATAACTATGATAATTTGATGGAGTATATTCAAAATAATCAAAACGTAAATGCACAAACATTGATTAATTTTGATAAACAACTAAAAATTATTATGTTCGATTAGATCCTGGTGGTTTTGGTCTAGTAGGTTTATCTGTACCTAATGATCTAGTTTCTCCATTAGAAGATTTGGTTTTCGGCTTATTTTCTGTCATAACTTCCTCCTTTGCATATAGCGATTGCTATATGCTTTTTTAGTTACTGATTACTTCATCTTATCTAATATTTTTTGATAAATTTCATCAGAATTAGGGCCATCATACATACCATTTTCAATTAAATACTTTGTTTGTCTTTCGCCAGATGTTAAACCTGCTTCTGGATCTTCGTTATTTGAACTATTTTCAGTTTCTTGATATAAATCATCATATTTTTTAGTATTTGGATTATCTGGATCTGGGTTAGACTGATATACAGACTTTTCAGCACCAGATTCAACTCTTAATGAACTTTCATATGCTTCTACTGCATAGCCTTCCATGACATTTCCTTGAGGTATTATTCCATTGCTAACAGCACTCTTATATGCTACAACTTTGTCACTTTCAGATATTGAGTTACTATATATAATAGTTTCAAGCTGTTGTCTAGAAGTAACATTGTTTACGTTAACAGTAACTGGAGCTTCAGTTGTCACTATTTCTGTAGTAGGTGCTTCTGTCATAGGTGTTTCTGTAGTTGGAACCTCTGAAGTAGGTGCTTCAGTAGTTGGTTTTTCAGTAGTTACTTTTTCAGTAGTTACTTTTTCAGTAGTTACTTTTTCTTTTACTTTGTTTGTTTCTTCAGTTTTATTTTCTTTATTTTCTTCGCCATTTCCACATGCAGCAAGTAATACGCTAGCAGTTAGTAAACTACCTGTTAATAATTTATAATTCATATTTGTTTCTCCTTAAAATTTTTTATTATTTCCATAGCTTATTTAGTTCAGGATTCTTAAAATCTAGCGTTAGTTCTTCTTTTTCGTGATCTGCATCAAGTTTCCAGGCATAGTCATCACTAGATTTTGTGATTAAATTACCATCAGATGTATATTTATATTCAATTAATCCAAGAGTAATAAATGTATTGTCACTAGAATGTCTGCATATAATTATTGTTTTATCGTCTGAGTACAATGCAATGTTAGGTGAGTTGAAATTTTTAAGGTCCCATTCTTTTATATGCTTCATAGTATTAACCGTCCTTTACGTTATTACAATACAAAGTATTCCTTATTAAATTTATGAGGATGTGTTATATTTTTTGTATAGGATATCGGGCGCTCGTGGTCAGGTTATTGCTCTCATACTCACTGACTATGCGTTGCACTTTCTGACTACTTAAATGAGTTCGTCAGCTTAGCTCAAAGTTACCATATCATATGACTTAGGTTTCCTTTGAATTCACCCGATTCATTCCATACATTACTGTTTCCTATTATACGCAAATTATCTTCTGAATTTACTATTTTTGGTGGAAATTCATTATTTTCAGATTGTAATATTATCTGCTTATCTTGTTTAAATACTCTTTTAAGAAGTGTTTCACCATTTAAAAAAACATCTCCTAATTCGTTTATATAATAAAAAGGCTGTATATATTATCTATGCACTATCACATAGATTACTTTGCATTAATTGTTCAACTCTTTTTAATGCGAATTCCTCTGAAACTTTAAATTTTCTACTTAAATACTTATAATCAATATCTAATTCATCAATCATAAAGTCTGGAATAGCTAACTCATACATTAATTTATTAGCTTGTCCTTCACAGTATCGTCTATAATGTTCATTTATATGGGTGTGGCCATGCCTTAAAACATGTGCTAATTCATGAAAAAACTTTTCGTTTAAAGTATATATATCGTGTTCTCTTAACATAATAATGTCTATATCATTTGATTGAACACGGACGTCTGCATCCCAATTTTTAAATAAAGCTACGTTAAATGCAGCTGCAACATTATCAATATCGAGATCTTCAGGTGTTTTTATTCCTCGTTCGTGATACATTTCTTTGATCTCCATTAAACAAAACTCCTTACTTACCTTGGTTACGTTTAAATAACTCGAATTGGACTGCTTCTTCAATTTTCTTTTGGAACTCTAATTTTTCTTCGTCAGAAAGTTTTTCAAATCCCTCGTAATCTGCAAAATTAATAATAATACCTTGCTCTTCTAAGTTTTTAACAATATCAATAGAATTTTTATTCTTATCAACAGAATCCCAAGGCTCAATTATTTTACTTTTCGGTACATTAAAATAGTCTGCAATCTCTTGTATTCTTTTAATACGAGGATATTTAGTTTGATTAATCCAATTTGACACAGTAGGTTGAGAAACATTCAATGCTTCTGCTAATTCTTTTTGATCAACATTATTTTGTTGCATCAATTTTTGTAGGTTAGCAGATAAAGTTTTTCTAACACTTTCAGATTCCATTGTAATTCTCCTTTGTAACTTTTAGTAATTTAAAGTTACCATATGTAATATTAATATTCAATAATAATATAACTTTATTTCACTTTTTATAACCAAAAGTATTGACATATTCTAAAAAGTTATTTAAAGTTATATAAGAAGGTGAGGTGTGAAATTTGGTAAACCAGATACAGCAATTGCCAATTAAAAATTGGAGACAAATAAAAGGTATGACTCAAAAAGATGTTGCAGATAGCTTAGGGATAACAAAAAAAACAGTCATTAAGTGGGAAAAACCGACTACAGAGTTAAGTAATGTAGTAGTTTATGCTTTAGCAAAACTTTATGATATTGAAGTGGACAATATTAAAGTTTAATTTTTTTTATTATTGTTATAACTTTTTATAACTTTAGAGGTGTATTTTATGACTAGAGGAGATTTATTTCTGGACAAAAAAGAGATATGCAACAAGCTATGCATATCTCCTGAATTTTTCGATTTGCATTTCAAAAAAGATCCACGCTTGAGAATTATAGAAATTAAAAGGAAAAGAAAATCTTGGTGGGAAACCGAAAAAGCAAAAAGTATATTAACAGAAATAATGTATGAATTAAGTGATTAAAAATGCGGGCACAGTAGAAAAATAAAAGGAGAGATTATATGAATTTATTAAAACTCTTATTCATTCAAACATTGGTTACATTATCAGCATTTGCAATTAGTTTAATCTATTGCATGGCTATTAACACTTCAATGGATCCATTAGCTTTAACGGTTACAATCATGTTTTTCTTAATGCTAATCATCTATGGAGGTACTGATGCAGGCAAGCTATTACAAGACAAATAAAAAACCGCATCTAAATTCTCAGTTTAGAAGCGGTTTAAGAAAAACGGTTATGAAAATGAACAACTTAATTATAACACATGGAGGTTATGAAAATGAACGAAATTAAAGTAATTAGCAGTGAAAATATTTTAGGGCAGGACTTTAAAATTTACGGAGATTTTGAGAATCCGTTATTTTTAGCAAAAGATGTTGCTAACTGGATTGAACATAGTAACCCAACTGAAATGTTGCGAGGTATCGACGAGGAAGAAAGGCTGAACTCAGTAATCCTTAGTGCAGGTCAAAGACGCTCAGCAACAATGCTAACTGAATATGGTCTATATGAAGTTTTAATGCAATCAAGAAAACCTATCGCAAAGCAATTTAAAAAACAAGTTAAGCATATTCTTAAGCAATTAAGAATTAAAGGTGAATACAAAGTGCCATCTAATCCGATGGAAGCACTTGAATTGATGTTCCAGGAACAAAAAAACACAAATGAAGAAGTAGAAAATATTAAAAGTGAAGTTATCGATTTAAAAGAAAATCAGAAACTTGCATCTGATGAATATGATCATCTACGTAGAACGATTAATAAACGCGTGATGTCAGTAATTGATATCCAGAAGTTATATGGACAGACGAAAGAAGAAAATAAGCAGATTAAAGACTTGCTATATAAAGACATCAACAACGAAGTAAATAGTTCATGCTATGTAACTACAAGAACACAAATACGTCAGAAATACTCAGATAGAGCATTACAGACAGCATTTAATTGGCACCCTAATCAATCAACCCTCAATAGAATAAAAGATATTCAGGACGGTTCTGTTGAAGTGAGAGGTGTATCGAATGACTACTAGATTCGGAGAATTTTGAGAATAGATTGAACAAGAAACACTAGGAGGAGTTAAAAATGGCAATTTACAGAACACATAAAGAGTCAGGAAGATTTATGATTCTGGACAAAACTTCGATAAAAGATACTAAATTAAGCTTAAAAGCTAAAGGTTTATTAGTAACGATGCTAGAAAAACCTGACGGATGGAAGTTTTACGAAAGTGAACTTGTTAAAAGTTGTAAAGATGGAAAAGACAGTGTTAAAGCTGGTATTAAAGAATTAATAGATGCTGGATACCTTACAAGAACTAGAACAAGAGATGATAAAGGTCGTTTAGGAAATTATGATTATGACGTTTATGAAACACCAGTCCAGAACGGAAGTTCCAACGTAGGAAAAACCGACGTAGGAAAAACCGACGACGGAAAAACCAACGTCGGGAAATCCGTCCCTATTAATAATAACTTAAGTAATAATAACTTAAGTAATAATAACTTAAGTAATAATGATTTGAATGATATGAATGATATAGAGAGAGAAAATCAAGATATTCATACAGACCATACAGATCATTCAAATCATTTATCAGATAACAAATTTGATAATTCTCTTGAAGAAAAAGAGATTGAAGTACAGAACATGCCTGAAACATTAGCATCTTACCTAATGAACTACAGACTTTCAGAAATCAAATCAATTAAATCATCATTACTTAAAGCTAAAAGCAGTTTTTACAAAGAAGTAGAAGTTGAAGAGCGTATGACGATTGAAGACATTGAAGAACATTTAATTGCAGCACTTAAAAGAATCAATGTTAAAAGTCGAAAGAACAACGAACCAATTGAGAAATTAGAAGCCTACATGTTCAAGACATTTAAAACTACATTCTACACAAATATCATTTGGAACGATGACGATGAAACAGTTGATGGTGATCCAGAGATATTAAGAGCATTCTTTGAAGATGGCATTGCAAGTGGGTATTAAGGAGCTGGAAAAATGCAATTAACAACGATGGAAAAAATCAATAAGCTGATAAATGAATATAGATTTCCGGCAAGCGTATTAGAAGACGTACACTATCGCTTACAGTGTTGCCAAGATGAATACTATGTACAGTTACAACTTAGATATTTACAGAATTTAATTAAATACAAAGCTGTTGAGAAAAAGGAGTAATACATGCATAAAGAAATCAGATTTACAAAGCAAGAGTTACTAGACATTTTGGCCGGAAAAATAATAGAGGCTAGAGATGTAGATGGAGTATTGCACCGCTTCATGTTGGCGGAGGAGATTAAGAATACTAAGAAAACAAAATATGTTGCTGGATTAGCTCAAGATATTAGATATTTTTAAATTAAAATTGCTTATTTGATAGGAGGAAGACATGGAAACTATTTTGCTTATTATCCCATATGTCATCGCATTATTATCACTTATATTATCTATTTGTAGTCTTTTGGATTCATTTTATCGATAAACGATTAAATGAAATCTAACTGCCTAACAAAATTATATAGGAAGCATTTATACAATATAATAGAACATCAATTCTAAAGGAGAGTATACAATGAATAAAATAATTGAAGTTGCACTAAAAAACCAAAAAGAAGCATATAACAGAAATATTGAAAAGGTCTTCGATATCGTAGAAATAAAGATTATCAGTTCGTCAGAAAAAGGTATGAAATCTACACTGTTTACGTTTGAAGACCTTCCAACAATTGCTGACTATGACCTTAGATACATGTTAATGCATAACTCAGAAAGATTCATCGATGATTTAGCTGATCACTTAGAGATTGATAAATCGTTAATCAAGAGAGTGCACTCGCCTAAGTCCCCTAACGATAATCTTATTACTGGTATTTATATTAACTGGGGTGAGGCAAATGATAAATAGAGCTGTTCTAGTAGGAAGATTAACAAAGGATCCAGAATATAGGGTTACACAGTCAGGAGTTGCAGTTGCAAGTTTTACTCTAGCTGTAAACAGAACATTTACAAATGCCAATGGTGAAAGACAAGCAGACTTTATAAACTGTATCGTCTTTCGCAAGCAAGCAGAAAACGTAAATACTTATCTACACAAAGGAAGCTTAGCTGGAGTAGATGGGAGATTACAAAGTAGAAGTTATGACAATCGAGAAGGTAGACGAGTATATGTTACTGAAGTTGTATGTGAATCTGTTCAATTCTTGGAACCAAAGAACTCACGAAGCGGTACAGATCACTATAATGAATATCCGCAAGCTCAGCAAACAAATGATTATGTGGCACGTGACAAGAAAGCGCAAGAAACAATGCCAGATAATAATCCATTTGCTAATGCCGATGGGCCAATAGATATTAGTGATGATGATTTACCATTCTAGATTAAATAGTGAGGTGTAAAGAATGAATAAAGTAATTAGCAAAGTATCTACTAATCAAAAGGCTCTAGAATTAGGAGTAAATAACATTACAGTTATTGAATTATGGAAGAACGAAAAAGGCGGGACTACTGGACCATTCAACATATATAAGGCACGTGATGAAAAAGGTAAATTAATAGCGGTTGAAGGATTTTTCTTAAATGATAATTTTAACATTGAACATAAGACAGTTAGGTATCGCAGACAAGCGACTTTATTCGATTTTATGTAAAGGAGAATGTGTTATGAGAAAAGGAACTGTATTAGTTGCAAGAGCATTTAAGCCGACAGAAATAGAAGCTGAAGAAAGAAAACCGGTAAGAATGAAAAAAGCTGAAATCAACGGAGAATTAAAAGGATATGCAGCACAACAATTTGAAATGCATTACGGATCATGGAGAAACAAACATGATAACAGAAATAAAAGTAAATAATAATTCAGAAGAAAAGAAAGATGTATTAGAGAGAATTAAGGAACTCTTGAATAGAAACTGATGATAAGAAGCGGTCATCCGCTTCTTATCATCATATCCTAATTACTAGAGGTGTAATGGATGTCAGGTTATTACAATAGACAGGGTTTTCGTGGTCGTTGGTTGGAGGATAGAATAGTTCAAACAAACAAGCTGTATGAACATAGAGGTATAGCAATCATTACTAAAATACCAACACCTACAAGCGTAAAAAGAAAAGGAGATAATTTGATAGGTGCTAAATATACAGAGAAATCTATAGTTGATTTCCTGGGTGCTTATCATAATGGCAGGACAATTGCTTTTGATACAAAAGAATGTCAACAATCTAACTTTCCTTTTAAAAATGTAAAGCAGCATCAGGAAGATTATTTGAACAGTTTGAAGCGATTGAATGCAATCGCATTTCTGCTTATATATTTTAAAAATCATGACGAACTCTATCTTGTTCATATTGATGAATATAACGATCTGAAAACAACAATAGGACGAAAGAGCATACCATATACGTGGTTCAAGGAGAATAAAATACCTGTGAAAAGGCAGAATGGTTATTACTTTGATTATCTTAATGCAGGAGATAGGAATATGTAGGAGTGATCATATGTTTAAGAAAGGTAAGTATATTAAATGTAAATCTACAGGTAATTTATATGTAATTACAGGATGTAGCAAGTCTCATATTTACTTCAAGGGTTGGGGTATTTCAGGCGGAATACCTAAAGCGGCGTTTAGTGATGATTTTACATTGATTTAGGAGGAATTAGGAAATGATACCGAAGTTTAGAGCATGGGATAAGAAAGAAAAGAGAATTGATTTAATAGATGAAATAATTTTTTCCGATGAATACGTGATAATGCATAATGGTGCGATACGTGGATTTGATGAAGTAGTCATAATGCAGTCAACAGGACTCGCTGATGTGAATAGTAAGGAGATCTTTGAGGGTGATATTGTAAAAGCATTGAGTGAAGGATATTGTGGTACATTCCAGGTTATATGGAGAAACGAAGGAACGCCAATGTACATACTATATCCAGCGTGGCAAAACGAACAGTTTTGGGACTTGAAAGGTGTAAATGGTGTTGATGATGGTATTGAAGTAATCGGCAACATTCACGAGCATCCAGAGTTGTTGAACCAACCTGACGAATAACCTAGAGTAACCTAAGTTTAAAATCACAAGGAGGAAATGAGAGATGAGTAAAGACAAAAAAGAATATTACGTACTTTCTATACCTTATGATTCTGCTTACGGAATTTATAACACGTTCCAGCAAGCGCTAGAAGAGGGTAGCAGACCTGAAAATGAATGGCTTAAATTAATACTTTATAAAACTAAAATGAACAGAGCATTGAAAAGTGAGGACATAATAGGACGATTCAGAGATGGAAAGTATATAAGTTCAGAAGAGTAAATCACAAGGAGGAAATGAAAGATGGAAGAACGGTTACCATTAACATCAAGTATAACTGATGTAGCAGATATGTTTGTCAACAAAGATTACGAAGTGAGTATTTTTAAATCTGATTTTAACGGAACACCATGCATTGATTTATTGATAGAACCTATAGGTGTAATTCATTATATAGCTGGTTTAAATGGTTTACCACAAGAATATGTTTTTGATGGATGGTACGGAATAGGTAAAACTATACATTTTGGTGAGGATAGTCGAAAGTTTTTAGAACATGTAGTTAATTTAATTGAAAAGCTTAATTAACGAGAAAGGAGAGAGGGGTTGTGGATTATGAAAAGATGTGGAATGAGTTGAAAGATTTTGTTAGCGAAGAATATCGCAAAACTTCAATTATGCAAGAAATTTACGCATATTACGAGGTTATCAAAGAGATCGAACGACTAGAAAAGGAGAATGAGGGATGAAACCGAAATTCAGGATAGTTTGTAATGCACCAAGCGAGCTGCAAAGAATCGTAGACAGATTATCGAATGATTATGTAATCGTAGAAATTAATGTAGAACCTGTTGTCCTAGAAAGCGCTATTAGTAGAGATATAGTTTTGTCTGGATATGTAAGTTATACAGAAAAGGAGAATGACCAATGAGAAAAACAGTTAAAACAGGTAGAGGTACAGGGAAAACAATCGAGACAATACAACTGATGAAAGAAAACAAAAACCTTTACACAATAGTACCTAGTCATATATTGAAATATGATTTGTTCAGAGATATTTGCATAGATTTAGGATTTTCAAAAGAGATAACAGACGACATAATGAAACGAGTTATCACTATACACGATATTGATAATGTAAAGTACGCATATCCCGATGCTCGTTTTCACATTGAAGAAGCAGATCGGATTTTAAGAGATTTATTAAAGATAGACTTCGATACCATGACAACATCTCACTGGTATGTAGAGGTGTTCAGAAGAAGTAAGTATGAGGGAGACCTGATATGGTCAAAGGAGCATGGACTGATTGATTAAAATAGGGGATAGATTCAATTTGAATAATGAAAATTGGGAAGTTATTTTTATTGATAGTGATGCTGTGGTAGTTGCTAGAAGTGAAAACGGAGAAGAAGGAATAGTTTCGCAACGCACTATATATAAAAATTGGTACGAACAACAAAAACAACGTGCTGATCTATTGGGAAAGCGATGGAAAAATTTAAAGGAACATTTCGTCAAAGAAAAAGAACAGTCTTTCGGCATATTAAGTTGGTCAAGAAATAATGGGATGTTAGAACTTATAGAGAGATTAGAGGAGGACGACAATGACTGATATTTATGGAAGAGAAAACCAAAGAGCAGATTATTACGCTAAAAATATTGAAATATTGAAAGAAGAAATTCTTAAGCTCAACAACGAGATTGTAAATCGTGGTATTGAAAGTGAAATAGCTATTTCAGGTAAGGTTATTGAAATATTAGAAAATACTGTGATTGATGATTGGAGGATAAATAATAATGTATGAGGATTTATGGAAACAACTAAAACAAGCAGCTGATGAATTAGGTCTTAGTAGCTTAGTTTTAAGGATGGAGGAAATGGAGAATGGAGCTAGAACAAGTTCGAACAAACTATAATGTGATAGATCCTCAAAGGCAGATAGTTGCTACTTTAGTAGATAAACAAACTGCACAGGAATTTCTTGATACATTACAGGTGCCGTACAAAGAATTTTATCGTATTGAAAAACAAAAGGTTTATAAAAAAAGAGAGGAATGATTGACGTGTTTAATGATTAATATACTCAAACTTATCATTACCAGGTATGAAGGATATATGAACGATTACATAAGGAAATTTGAAAAAGAAGTAATCATGTTATGGATGTATATAAGAAAGTAATATGACATCAATGAAGAAGGACTAATAGAAGCGGTCATAAAAGAAGAGCCGCTTCGGCTCTATGTTAAATATATATGGTAATAATATTATAGCATGGAGGTAACACATATTGTATACACCACAAGAAGTTAGACAAATATTAAAGGATTATCCATGGATGTTAACTACTATAGAATCTGAACTTATGGCCCAAGAAGAAAAGAGTATAGGTGTTGCACAGTATGGTATAGAAGCAATCATGCCAAAAGGTAATGGTAAGAAATTAGATCAAGTTTGTGAAAGAGTACTTAACAGTCATTCTGATAGCTTTATTAAAAAGTTAGCTAGAAAGGTAAAATTTATAGATGATAACGAGAATGTTATTGAAAATGATAAAGATTTTTATATACTACAATTGCTTAAGAGGGGTAGGACACATAAAGAAATAGGTATGTTAGTTCGACTTCATCAGTCACAGGTAAGCAAACGAATTGATGGTATTGTAGAAAAATTATCAAATATATCAAAAAAAGAATTAAATGCATGAATAAATTACAATAACTATAATGAATGATGTTGGATTTATTAATATATATAATATTATAATTAATATGCATTTAGTTAAGAGTTACCTCACAAAGTTTTTATATTAATGAGAAGGACATAAGCGGAAAGCTTGTGTCTTTTTTTATTGGAGTGATCAGAGTGGCCTTATACAATCAGTGTGCTAAGCCTATGTGTAGAGAACTCGTAGAGAAACCTCATAAGTACTGCGAGAAGCATAGGAAAGACACTTCAGAGCGTGAATATAATAGAAATAGGTACAAATATTCAAAGGAATATTTAGCGTTCTACAATAGCCCTATATGGCGAAAAAAGCGTAATAAAATTAAACGTAGAGACAACTATCAATGCCAGCGATGCAAGTGTAATGGAATAATTACAGTCGGAACTGTAGTGGACCATATAATTCCTACAAAAGTGAATTGGGACAAAAGACTTGATGATGACAATTTACAGTTATTATGTCAAAGCTGTCATAACATAAAAACAAGAGAAGACGAAAAGAAGTACAGAATATAGCCCCCCGGGTCAAAACAACCCTTCTGTTCCGCTTCTCGAAAACAACCGAGCCCCCTCTTCTTTTCTAAATTCCCTTTTTGAAAAGTATGAAGGGACTCCCGAAATTGAATTTTTTTTAAAGGTGGTGATATTTTGGGGGCTGGACGTAAACAGAAGCCTCTTTCAAATACGAGTAAACACTATACGGCAGTAGAGATTGAGGCGAAAAAAGAGAAAGAAAAAAAGTTGAATGATTTTGTACCAATTAACAAAACACCCCCAAAATATCTGCCAGAAAACGCTAAAAAAGAGTATAAAAGAGTCATAAAATTGTTTGGTTCACTACCAGTTAGTCAATTAGATCAACAGATTTTGATTCAATATTGTGACTTAGTTTCTGAATATCATGACATATCAGAAGAAATACAAAAAATTAAAGATGAATTAAGTGGTGGTTTCTATATTGATCTTGACAAAGTCTTGACTACAAAAAGAAGACAGAAGATAGATATATTCAAAGAAATAAAATCACATGCTTCGCTTTTAGGAATGAGTATTGAAAGCAGAATGAGGTTAGTTCCAGAAGAATCAAACGAAGAAGATCCATTCGCTGACTTGTTTGGGGGTGATACAAGTTGATAGATTATGCGACTCTATATGCAGAGAAAGTAGTGAATGGAGAGATATTAGCAAGCGATAAAAACATCAAAGTGTGTAAGCGGCATTTGAAAGATATTGCTAATCCTCCTGAGGGATATGAGTGGCGACCGGATTTAGCTGAACATACTTATAAGTACCTTAATTCATTACCAGATATAAAAACAGGTAAGCCTATGCCGATGATGTTATTTCAGTATTTTATTGTAGGCAGTTTGTATGGGTGGGTATCATCAATCACAGGATATAGACGCTTTACTAAAGCTTATGTTAGTACAGCACGTAAACAAGGTAAATCTATTATTGTTAATGGAGTAGCACAGTATGAGTTAATATTTGGTAAATCTCCCCTTAGAGAAAGAGAAATCTATATCAGTTCATTAACTTACAAGCAAGCGAACGTCATATTTAAGATGAGTAAGTCTCAGCTGAATCAACTGAAGAAAAAGTCTAAGTATTTTAAGAATAACATCAGAATCATATCAACTGAGATAGAGCATACACCATCTGAATCAACAATCATGGCGCTTGCTAACAACCCTGATGCAGTAGATGGTACAAACCCTAGCGTGGCCATATTAGATGAGTTTGCTGGTATGCCAGATACAGAAATGTATTCACGATTAAAAACCGGGATGTCTCAACAAGAAAATCCATTAACTTTAATCGTTAGTACAGCTGGTGATGATCTGACAAACCCAATGTACGCTGAAGAATATCAATATATTAAAAAGTTACTTAATGAAGAAATTGAGGATGACAACTATTTTGTATACTGTGCCGAAATGGATTCTGAGGAAGAGATATCTGACGAAGACAAATGGATAAAAGCAATGCCTTTACTCGAAAATGATAAAAAACGAGCTGTGATTCTTAAAAACATAAAAGCTGATATTAAAGAGCAAGAAGAAAAAGGTAAGATGACCAGCATAAAGATAAAAAACTTTAATATGTGGCAAGCAGCAAGCGATAAGGAAGATTCATTTGTAAAGGTTAATGACTGGAATAGCAATTCAATAGATGCTCCTGAATTGATGAATACGGATTGTTGGATAGGAGTAGATTTATCGAGATTGCATGATATAAGTGCAGTAACACCTATACATGCTATAGATGATAACAAAATGTATATTACTACTCATGGATTCTTTGGGTATGAAGGCAGTTTTGAACTGAAAATGAAGCGGGATAAAATTAATTATCAGAAATTCATTGATGAGGGTTATGGTACTTTGACTAATTTAGAAAGTGGTTTAATTAATTACGAACAGATAACTGATTATATAATTGATTATCAACGAAGATATAAATTAAATGTTAAAGGTATCTACTATGACAGGAACTTAGCTAGCATGTGGCTGATTGATATGGAAAAAAGAGCTTCTCAGTTTAAGTTGATTGAGGTATCGCAGTCGATGATGGGTTTGTCTGAGACAATAAAGCAATTTAGATATGATGTGATTGAACAGAAAGTAGTACATTCAGATAATCCACTACTTAATACATCTGTACATAATGCATTTGTTAAAGTGATTAACGATAACCTGCTTATTAACAAGAAGAAAGAACGTAATAAGATAGATCCTATTGTTGCTGGAATGAATGCTTATACGGATGCTCAATTTCATGAGTTTGCTAAACCAGGTATTAAAGAGAAGATTAAGAATGGAGGTTTTAGTTTTTGAAAATTATCGATAACTTATTGATGCAGCTTTTTAACTTTATACATGTCATTTTATTTTTGGGAGGCATCATCATCATATTGGTGAATGCTTTTTTTCATGATTTAATTGTTTTCTATTACTTGTTAGGAGCAGTGTTTGTCTTAGTGGCTTTACTCGTAGGAAGGAGGTAGACGATGAATTTTTTTAGAAGTTTGAATTTAGCACCTACAAATTACGAGCCTGAAACAATAGAAAAAGATATGCGAGCTTTTATGAACGTCATTAAAAACGACGATGTAGAAGGTATAAATTTTAACGGTGTTAAAGCATTGAATAATTCAGATGTAGCAACAGCAATCAATATGATAGCTACAGATATTGCAGGGCTTAAAATAACAACTGTTGATGGTAGTGATGATGACTTATTAGAATTACTGAATATCAAACCTAATAAGTATATGACAGGGTATGCATTAAAATATTCAAGTATTTCTAACATGATTCTATGCGGTAATGCATATGTAGAAATCATAAGAAATGAGTTAGGTCGAGCAATAAGATTAGAATTTTTATCTAATGACAACGTTAAAGTCAAAATAGCGAAAGATGAAAACTATATTACTAGAATATTTTATGAAGTTAAAAGAAATAAGGGTGACAATTATAGAGAAGTATCGAGCGAAGATATGATGCACTTCAAAACATTATCGATAGATGGTATTGTTGGTCGTTCTCCTCTAAAATCATTAAATATTGATTTGAACATCGATAACTATAGTAAGAAATTACTTGATAACTTTTTTAAAAATGGGACTCACACCGGTGGCATATTAACAGCAAAAGGTGAAAGTCTTTCAAAAGAAGAAAAAGATATTGTTAGAGCAGAGTGGCAAAAACAGAATGCTGGATTAGGAAAGAGTTCACAAGTTATTGTGCTTGATGAAGATTTTGAATATAAGAAGTTAGAAGTGGATACTGAAATTATTAAACTAGTTAACAGCAACAATAATAGTAAGATAGCTGTTGCTCAGGTTTTAGGTATTCCACTTCATAAAATGGGACTATCAACGTCTAATATGGACTTGGCTCAACTCAATCAGGACTATCTTATAAGTACGCTTAAGCAATATTTAGACATTATATTAAGTGAACTACATAAACTTGATAGCAACAAAACTATTAAGTTTGATTTTAATGTAGATGAATATAAGAACTTAGATCCTAAAATACTCAATGAAACAGTTAAGACACAGCACGAGCTGGGTTTAATTAGTGTTGACGAAGGACGAGAAAAGTTAGGATATAAACCACTTAACAATGATGTAGGTGATAAGCATATTACCAATCTCAACTTTGTTAACAGTAAGATTGTTGATGAATATCAGATGAATAAATCAAATTTGAAGGGAGGTGAGAATAATGACAACAGAGCTTAGGAGTATTGAAGGAAACCTGGAAGTAAAAGATGATGATCAGATGATTGTTGAAGGCTATGCGTTACGCTTTAATACTTGGAGCGAAGATTTAGGGAAATTTATTGAAACAATCTCACCTAATGCTTTAAAGAAGACAAAACTTGATGATGTAAGACTTTTATTTAATCATGACTGGAATCATGTGTTAGGCAGACAGTCTGCGGATACTCTTGATTTAGAAGTAGACGAGGTTGGATTAAGATTTAAAGCGAGACTACCTAATACTTCGTATGCAAAAGATATTTATGAGCAGATAAGGGCAGGTAACATTAATCAATGCAGTTTTCATTTTAATGCTGATAAAAAGAGTATTGATATGAAATACGACAATGAACGCGGCTTATATAAACGTACAATCAATTCCATTAATCAGATTAAAGAAATAAGCATCGTAAGTTTGCCAGCTTATAAGGAAACAGATGTAAGCGTGGCTTTAAGAAGTATCACAGAAATTGAAGAAAATGACAAAAAGCTCAAACTCTTAAAAATAGAGAATGAGCTTTTTAATTTATAGGAGGTTATTATGGATAAGTTAGAAAAGGAAACAAAATTAACTGAGCTTAATGACAAATTAAATAGCAAAAGAACTGAAATTGAAGCGGCAATTGAAGAAGAAAATCTTACTTTAGCAGAAGAACTAATGGCTGATGCTAAAGCGATAAAAAAAGAAATTGAGGATCTGGAAAAATTAGAAGTACAGGACACAGCAGAAGAGAAAAATAAAGAAGAGAACGGAGTTAGAAGCATGACAAAAAGAAATGAAATCATTGAAGATGCAGATTTAAATACAGGAGAAGATGAAGTACGCGCTAATTTCTTACACTACATTTCTACTGGAGAATTACGTGCGGAGGGCTTAAAGACAGACAGTAATGCTGTATTAATTCCGAAAGAAATTGCTACTGATGTAATTGACTATACTGATGATGTTTCAGCATTATCTAACTTAGTTCAAGTTAAAGAAGTGAAGAATGGTCAAGGTGAAATTGCTTTCTTCGATGGTAAGTCAGTATCGCCGTTAACAGAAGTAGCTGAACTTGAACAAAATCCTATGGTCGGCATTCAACCGATTAAAAAAGAGGAATATAAGGTTAAAACTTATAGAGGATACTACCCAGTATCTAAAGAATCAATCGAAGACGGTGTAGGAGCTTTACAATTAGTTAAAGATGTTTTGCGTGAAGCTAAGAAAGCTACTGAAAATAAATTAATTTTAGATGAGCTGAATAAAAAGAAAGCTACCGAAGTTACTACGTTTGATGACGTTAAAAAGGCTCTAAATGTTACGCTTGCTCCGAAGTATAAAAAGCAAATTGTGGTTTCTCAGTCAGTATTCAACTGGTTAGATACGCTAAAAGATGGAAATAACCGTTATTTGTTACAAGACTCTATTTCTGCTCAATCAGGAAAGCAAATCAATGGTATTCCGGTAGAGGTATTTGAGGATGAAATGATTGGCGAGACTACTATGTATGTTGGAGATATGAAGGGCGCAGTTGCTTTAATTGTACGTTCTGTATATGAAGCGCAATGGACGTCTTACATGCAGTTTGCTGAATGTTTAATGATTGCAGTACGTTTAGATTGTAAGAGCTTAAATCCTAATGCTGTCGTGAAGTTAAATGTAGCAGCAGCAAAATCAGAGTTATCATTATAAAGGAGTGAAACGTTATGAAGAAGTATAGAATTTTAGTAGATTTTACTGATAAGTATACTGGAGAAGAATATAAAGTTGATGAAATTCACGAATTCTCAGATGAACGTGCTTTAGAAATTCTTTCATACAAAAAAGTTACTGCTATTGAAGTTGTAAAAACCAGAGCTAGAAAATCGCCTTCTAAGCAAGAAGTTGATAAAGATGAACCTTCAGAAGATTAAGCAGCATATGCGTGTCACATATAATTTTGATGATGATTTAATTCAAGATTATATGGACTGGGCTGAGGAAGAAATTAAGAACACTGTTTCTTCTTCTGACACGAGAGAAGAAGAATTCTTCGTTGATAACGCTACGTACGATCGTGCAGTAGCGTTTTTAGTTACTCATTTTTATGAAAATAGAAAACCGACTACTGAAAAACCTCAATATAATCTTATTTTTGGAGCTAAAAGCGCAATTATGAAACTCAAAATTCAATATGCACAGAAATTTGGTGATTTAGATGGATCCAGCAGAGATGACGGAGAAGATTAGGATTATTGAAGAAAAGACAAAGAATGTTAACGGTAAGCCTAAAAAGGAGAAACATACGTTGTACGAACTCTATGCAAAGTTTATAACGGCATGGGGTAAAGATTATCAGACGGCAGTAGGTACAAATACTCAGAATCATATCAAGATGAAATGTAGGCAGTTACCAACAGAAATTGATACAAATAAATTCACTATTGAACATAATGATAAGGAGTATCAAATCATTGAAGTATATCCTGACTACCAGGAACGTTCTTATATGATTATTGTTGCTAAGAGGATTGGTTCATGAGTGAATCTAAAGTAGAAGTTAGTGGTATTGAAGAAATTCTTGATAATCTTGAACGTCTTAATGTAGATGTTGAAAAACAAAGTAAAAAAGCTTTGTTAAATGCATCTAAAATAGTAGAAAAAGAACTTCAACGACAATCTCCATATGATTATGAAGGCAAAATTCACATGAAAGATCATGTTGTATCATCAAGAGTTAAAAGAAATAGAGAAACTGGTGATTTATATGTCAGCGTAGGTTATCCGAAGGGAATAAAGCATAGGGTTCATATTGTTGAATTCGGAACCATCAATCAAGCACCACAGCATTTCATGAGTGACACTATAAAAAACACAGAGAAAGAAACTCTAAATGTTATTGCAAAAACTTTGAGGGAGGCATTATATTGAGTGAAATTTTTGAAAGAAATATATTAGAAGAGATTTATCAAGTATTATCTTCAAACGATAAACTAGCTCAGTTAGTGCCTACTGAAAATATTTGGTTGCATTATATACCTGAAGATAAAAGAGACTTATCACCAGTTATTAGGATTAGTCAGACAGGATGGATGCCTTATGAATATGCTTCTAACGCACAAATAAACTATATTGCTGAATTTCAGATTGATGTGTGGATGCGACAAGAAGACGGAGAACCATTCCAGATAGGACAAATAATTCAATCGATTATGAAAGAAGAGAACTTTCAACAAAATACACCAAACTTCGGTTATGATCCTGATACTGAAATGTTGAGGGATGGTAGACGATATGTTGGATATATCTATATATAAAGGAGAATATAAATGGTAAACAATTTAAAAATTCCAGTAGGAACATCAAATTTAAGATTAGCAAAAATCACAAAAGACACAAAAGAAACGTTAACAATTGAAAAAGTCGATAAGGTTGCTGAAGATTATCTTCAAAAAATTAATGCGCAACCAGAATCAAGTTCTGAGCCAGTCTATGGTTCAAACAAAAAACTAGCGACAATTAACAGCAAGTCTGCTGGTAAAGGAACAATTGAGCTTGCAGCACTTCCGCCAAGCTTAGAAATGGCTATCCAAGGTGCGACAAAAGATGAACATGGCATTATAAAATTTACATCTAATGATGTATCTCATGAGTGGGCATTATCTTTTCAAATTGATTATCAAGATGGGACGTATGCGCTTGTTGGTCTAGGTAAAGTAGTATTCCAATTAATTGATGAAAGCTCTGAAACTAAAGAAGATAAAGCTAAAGCACAGCCTATTAAATTAGAATTCGAATCAATGGATAGAATTAATGATGATTTTTATAAGTTGAAAGTATATTCAGATGACGAGAGCTTTAAAGAAGCGGAATTCTATAAGCAATTATTTAAAGAAGAAGCAAGTTTATCGTTATAAAAATAAGGGGCCTGGGGCCCTTTTTATTTTGGTTAAATAAAATATAAATTAAGGATGGTATAGATATGGCTAAACAAATCGAATTAACAGTTGATTATGAAAAAGGAACGAAAAAAGTATTCAAGATGAAAGTATTAACCGGTTTACATACTATGAGAGCGATGCGACTTGGTGCGAAATTAGAAAAACTCACTGATAGTAATGATAAAGAAGCGGTATTATCAGAAATTGATTTAATTGAGGAACTTTTGGATTTAATCACTGATGCATATAAAGAGCAATTTACTAAAGACGAAATGCTAGAGGGTATACCGCAATCAGATTTTTATGATGTACTACAAGATCAGCTTGCGATGATAGCTGCACCAGATATTCAAAGTAAAGATACAAAAGATTTTTTGGAAAAGAAGAAGAATTAGATAGTAGTGCTTTTTCTTATCAAAAACAGTATGAATTTTTATTAGAATTTTACGATTTTATGCTAAGTCGAGAAGATGGAAAACATTATAAAAAACATGAACTAGATCAACAAGACATCTATGAATTAATGGAACATGAATACAGAATTATGAATAAGAAAGAAGAAGAGCAACGTCAAAAAGAATTACAAGAATTAGATGCTTGGTAATTTAGAAAAGAAAGGAGGTAAAACATGGCTATTGGTAGTACACCATTAGGAAGAATGGCAATCGAAGTAGATTTAGACAGTTCTAGCTTGAGAAAAAACACTACAAACATGAGAAACCTGATGAAGTCGGTCAATGAAGAGTTCAAAGCGAATATGAGTGCTGTGAAGCGTACTGGCTCTGAAATGGACATCTTAGCGACAAGAACGAATGGTCTTAGTAAAAAATATGAAGCTCAGAAAAAAGTCGTTGAAGAGATGACTAAAGCTTATGAGAAGGCGAATGAACAAGCCTCTTCTGATAAAGCCACACAAAAGCAAATTAAAGATGCTGAGGCTAAAAAGAAGGCTTTAAACAAGGAGATAGCTACCTTAAACGACTTAGGAGGTGCACTTCAAGACGCTCAGAGAGAGCAAGATGAATTAGCTGAGCATAATAAAAAGCTTGAGAGTACATTCTATAAATTGGATGAAGCTATGAAGGCCAACGGATCTAGACTAAAAAGCTTCGGGAGTATGACATCAGGTATTGGTAGAGACATGTTCACAAAACTAACTTTACCTATCCTTGGTGTTGGTGCAGCTGCTGTTAAGTCTGCTGGTGACTATGATGCAGCAGAATCTCAATTTTCTCAAGTATTTGGAAAGATGGAAGGTACAGCATCTAAAAGTTTAGAGAAGATATCTAAAGAGACAGGATTATTACCGAACTCTTTAAGAGGTAGCTTCACTCAAATAGCAGCATTCGCTAAGACAACCGGAGCAGATGCAAAAACAGCACTTGATATTACAAGTCGAGCAACATTAGCAGCGGCAGATAGTGCAGCTTTCTATGATCGTAGTATCGAAGAGGTAACTGAAAGTCTACAGTCATATTTAAAAGGAAATTTTGAAAATGATGCAGCCTTAGGTATATCATCTACTGAAACAACACGTAATGCTCAAGCGAATAAACTATATAGTAAGTCATTTAAAGACCTAAATGAAGAGCAAAAACAGTTGACGTTACTAGCAATGGTTGAAGAAGGCAACAAACTTAGTGGAGCATTAGGGCAAGCAGCACGTGAGAGTGATCAATTAGGAACTCAGACAAGTAACTTAAAAACAATCATAAAAGATTTACTGAGTGAAATTGGTAAACCTATTCTTCCATTAGTGATTCAGGGGTTTAAATCTTTGACTGGTTCCATAAAACAGGGAATCGGTTGGTTCACCAAGTTAGAAGAAAGTAAAAAGATGATGGTGCTCGGTTTGGCTGGAATCGTTGCAGCTATACCACCTGTTCTAATAGGTATAGGATTGATGGCGCAAGGGCTAGGAGCAATAATGACTCTGGGGGCTCCATTAGCACTTACTGTCACTGCTGTAGTTGCAGGGTTAGCGTTACTAGCGATAGGCCTTACCAGAGCTTATAAAGATAGTGAAACTTTTAGAAATGTTGTTAATGGTGCTTTTGAGTCCGTAAAGAAAGGTGCCCAAACAGCTATAGGCACAATTAAAGGTCTATTTCAGATATTTAAGGGAGAGGGCACTCAAGGAGTCATGACCCTTAGTAAATTCTTGCCACCAGAATTAGTTGTTAGCCTTACTCAAAAAGTTGAAATCTTTAGGAATATAGTTCATGGAGCATTTAGTGCAGTAAGGAAAGGTGCTCAGATAACTATAGGAACAATTAAAGGTTTGTTTCAGTTATTTAAGGGCAATGATAAACAAGGCGTAATGACATTAAGCAAATTCCTACCTCCAGGACTAGTGGTTGGACTTACTAAGACAGTAGAAACTATTAAATCTACAGTTAAATCCATGGGAGAAGCTGTAGGTAGTGCTTTTAAATCAATAGGATCTATGCTTCTTAAATTTTGGAAAGAAAATGGTGCTATGATTGTTCAAGCTCTTAAAAATGTAATGGCAATCGTTGTCCCTATACTTTCAGTACTAGGGAAAGTATTTAGTGTGACTTTTAAAGTTGCATTAGGCATTGCGAAAGTGGTGGTTGTTGGAACGTTTAATGCAATTGTTGGTGTTATCAAAGGGGCTATAAATGTTATCACTGGTGTTATCCAAGTATTTTCGGCTTTATTTACTGGGAATTGGAAGAAGTTGTTTGGTGGCTTATGGAAGATAGCTAAAGGTGCTATACAAATTATCTGGAATGGTATCAATCTTTTATTTTACGGCCGTATATTAAAAGGTGGCTTAGCCTTTGCTAAAGGATTCACTAAGATCTTTCCGAAAATGTTTTCAGCTATTAAAAGTTACTTTAAGAATAGTATGAATTCTATTTTTGAAACAGTAGAGAAAATCTGGTCAAAAACAAATTCTCAAACAGCTAAAGTATGGAAAAACATCTTTGGTTTTTTAAAGAAGGTATTGAAGGATATATTCACTAATTTCAAACAAACGTTCACTAATTTATGGGAAAAAGTTAAGGATACTTTTAATTTAATAGATGGATTTATACCTAGAAAAATGAAAAGTATTTATAAATCTTTTACTAAAAGTATGAGTGAAATGTGGAATGGTACTAAAGAATTCAGTAAAAAAATAATGAAGACTTTGGATGATGCCTTTGAAAAAATGGTAGATGGAGGTGCTGCATTACCGAAGCGAATAGGTGACGGTATCAAAAACGGTGCAGGAAAAGCCGTTGATGGTGTAAAGCATCTTGGAAATAAGATGATTGATAAACTTGGTGGTGTCGTTAATGGTACTATCGGAGGAATCAATACTGTAACAGATAAGCTCGGCATCGGTAAGAAAGTAAAAGAGTGGAAAGTACCTAAATTCAGCACTGGTACTAAGAATGGTGCTTTAGCAAACAACAGCTTAATCACAGTTGGAGATAAAGGTAAAGGAAACTGGAAGGGTACTAGAGAGTTAGTTCAATTCCCGAATGGTCAAACACATTTATTCAATGATGAGACTACATTCCACGCACCAGCAGGAACTAAAGTATTTAGTAACTATGAGACTGAACACATGCTTGGTAATGCACCACTTAAGTTTTCTGAGGGTACAGGTGTTGGTGGATTCTTTAGCAACATGGGTAAAGGTATAGTTGATGGATTCGGAGACGTAATGGACTTTATCAAAGATCCTAAATCATTAGCTAAAAAGTTGATTGATGGTGTACTTAAGAGGACTGGATTTGGTGGACTTAGTAACTTTGCATTAGATATGGCTAAAGGCGGATTCAATCAAGTTAAAGAAGGTGTAATGTCATTCATTACAAGTGCTTTTGAAGAAACTTCGATGGGTGGAGATAATCCTTTTGCTAATTGGGCACAAAGTCGAGGGTGGACAGCTCATGGACATGCTGGTATTGACTATGCTGTAAAAGCAGGAACAAAGATACCTTCTCCAATTTCTGGTGAAGTAATTCAATCGTGGTTCTCACCTTACACTCCTTCTGGTGGTAATGAGGTTCAAGTATATGCTAATGGATTTACTCATATATTCATGCACATGCTTAAAAGAATGGTTAAGAAAGGTGATAGAGTACGACAAGGACAGATTCTTGGTTTAGTCGGTAACACAGGTAACTCTTTTGGAGACCATCTACATTGGCAAGTTAACAAAGGCAAAGGATATAGAGATAATCATCCTGACAGTATCAATCCTGAAGCTTGGGCTTCACAGTATGCTTCAAAAAGTGGTTCTAAAGGTGGTAATTGGTCAAGTACAGTTAAGCAAGCGCTAAAATTATCTGGACTACCAACAACTTCAGCTTATGTTAATGCATGGTTAAGTCAAATCCAATCTGAATCTGGTGGTAACGCTAGAGCAGTTCAACATGGATATGTGGATCAAAACACTGGTGGTAATGAGGCTAGAGGTTTAGTTCAAGTTATTCCTCCAACTTTCAATGCTTATAAACTAAAGGGCATGAATGACATCTACAATCCACTTCATAACTTAGTAGCTGGTATGAGATACGCTAAGTCACGATATGGTGGTTCTATGTTATCTGTAATCGGTCATGGTCATGGTTACAAGACAGGTGGCATTGTTAACGGTAAACAATTAGCGTGGCTTGATGAAGAGAATAAAGGTGAGGTTGTTATTCCTTTAAATCCTTCAAGACGTTCTGATGCTATGAAATTACTTGCTTACACAGCGATGAAGATAATGCCTAAAGAAAGAGGTGGCCAAGGTTATAGACCTAATATTCCCGATGTTAATATTGCATCAAACGATACAGAATCTAATATTGTAAAGATGCTTGCGCAAATTGTAAGAAATCAACAAGAGCAACTCGATAGAATAGAACAACAGACAGAAATAATAAGAAGCAAACAATATTCTATTGATAAATATGAACATGAGAAGCAAGTCGTAGATACAATTGAGAAATACGAGCGTACTAAATCAAGAATAAAAAGGTTTTAGGTGAAGATTATGAAGAGTATTAAAATTAATGATAAAAGCTTGCCATGGCTGTTTTTAGGAAGGGACTTCAATATCCCTTCTTTTTATTATGCAATTGAAACTGAAAAAGTAAATGGTAGGCCTGGCAGTATTCTGAAAAGTAAGTATCTTAATGAAGTTAAATTTGATTTGCCCTTAATTATTTTAAACAGTTATAGTTCTGCTGGTGGTGTTAAAACGAACGACAACATCATGAATGATTTAGTGAACTTCTTTAATCAAGACGAAAGCGTAAGGTTGCAAATTGAAGGTGAAGAATGGTATTGGAATGCTGTAATCCATGATGGCTTTGATATTCCTGAAACAAATAGATCAGCTATCAACCTTAAAGTGAGTGTTACTCTAACAGATCCATACAGATACGCTTTAAAAGGGAGTATGAATACAGCTATCTCAGATCAATTATCCATCGTAAACACAGGTACTGCTGATACACCAATCATTATTGAAGCACGAGCATTAAAGAATAGTACAAACTTCATGATTGCTAAAGGTGTGAATGGTGAAGCAACTGATTATTTCATGGTCGGTCAATCTGAAGATGCTTATAAAGAAATCAAAGACACTGAACCATACTATTTTAGTGATGAGTTTAACACATTAGACTTGAGAAATTGGAACTATGTGTCTAATGATACAACGTTTGGTACAGGTCGTGACGGTGGAGATGCTAGAGGCGGTCGATTCAGTTTATATCCCGACAAGCAAAGTATATACGTAACAAATTGGGGCACGAATACATCTACTAATTGGCATGGTGCAGGGTTACAGAAATCAGTCAGTAAGTCATTACAAGACTTTAGAATCAGATTCAAGCTAGTTATCAGAAATTATGCAGGAGTAGGCACAGGGAAGTCGTTCGCATACGTTAAAGATGAGAATGATAGAGTGTTGTTCAGTATTGGCTATGTCAATACGACAATGAATAAGAATGAAAGCGAGATACTTGTTTACGCATACAATGAACATGGTGAAGCTAGGAAGATATACAGCAAGGCGACACCATACAGCTTAAAGAGTGCTAAGAATATTCATGTGTTTATGTATTTAGAACGTAGAGGACAAGACATCAAGATTACAACGTTCAAATATAATACTGATAAAGATAAGAATCGTAAGAAGCCTTTAGATAATGACGTAAGAATTATTAAAGATAGAGGGAACTTCTATCAACGTAAAGCACGTATCATGAACATCTATTCAGGTAAATCTTCTAAGTCTGATAAGTTCATGGCAATCAATGTATTAGGTTTCAGCGTTCAAGAATTATTACCACGACAAAGCGATGTAACACCTATCATCATCAGAAAAGGCGATTTAGTTTATATCGATACGAAAGAACATATCGTTACCATTAATGATGACAACGTGCTGCATTTAAAAGATTTTGGATCGAATTATTTTAATGTTGAAAAAGGTGTATCCGAACTATTGATAAGTCCCGAAGCAACATTCGATACAACAGTCAAATGGACTGAACGCTATATATAGAAAGGATGTGAAATATTGATACACGTATTAGACTTTGATAGTAACATCATCGATTTTATCAGTAATGATGATAATAACGTTATACGTGCTGAATATAAACGTGATGCAGACAGTGAATTGTTAGATATTATAATGCTAAGTCAACGTGCTGAACATTTTAAGAAACGTAATCGTGTCATCATTCAAGATAAGAATGGCATATATCGTGAATTTATTATCGTACGTGTTGAAGACGAGGGACAGTATGTAACGATTGAATGTAATGCGAGTTATTTACATGATATTGCTTCGGCTAAGCCTATTTTAGCAGGTAAATACGAGAAAACTACTGTAAACGATAAGTTATCAGAAGTCCTTAAGGATACAGGTTGGACTGTTGGTGATTGTGACTTTGCAGGCATTAGGACAATGTCATGGACGAGTACTCAGACACCTTACGAGATGATTAAGTTGATTGAGACGAATCACAGTCTTAAGGCAAGCTATGAAATCATAATCAGTGATAATGAAGTCAGTGAACGTAAGGTAAATATGAGAGATCCGGTAGCTTTATTTAAAGGTAAGGAAATTGTTTACGGTAAAGACTTGATCAGTATGAAACGTACTATCGACTTCTCAGAGGTTAAGACAGCATTACTTGCTCTAGGCCCCGAGAACGATAAGGGACAGCGTATAACAACCGTTGTTGTCGATGATGAAGCGCAGGAACAGTTCAACCTCCCTCAGCGCTATATCTGGGGTATCTATGAACCAGAATCAAACGAACAGAATATGACACTAGAAAGACTTACAACGTTAGCTACAACTGAATTAAATAAGCGTAAGAGTGCATCAATCAGTTATGAAATATCAGTAGTAGATATTGAAAAAGAGTATTCTCATGAAATCGTAAGATATGGAGATTTAGTCCGTATTAAGAATAACGACTTCACGCCATCGTTATATGCTGAAAGTGAAGTGATTGGATTTACTCACGACTTAATCAGTGATGACTGCACATATACTTTTGGTCGTATTGTTGAGTATAAGGAAGATGATTTATTTAAGTATTTCAGAAGTAAACTCGATAACTTTAATCAGAAGTTAAATGACAGCATTTCAAATGTAAATACGATTGTACAGGACACGTTAGACATTGAGTTACAGTATTATGAGAAAAAGATAATTAAAGGCGACACACCACCAACTAATGCAGTTAATGACGTATTTTGGTTAGATACCTCTAATCCTAATGTTCCTATTCTTAAAAGATACTGGGAAGGTGAATGGATAAAAGCATCTGTTGATAATATTGAGGATATTGGTGGTATCACAAGAGAGAAAGCCTTATTTAGTGAGTTGACCAACACGTTTATCAACTTAACAATACAGCATAGTAAGTTACTCAATGAGATGCACGAAGTAATGAACAGTGAGTATTTAGTTGATGAGGATATTAAAGCATCGTTAAACACTAATCTTGATAAGACAGTAACAGTGTTCAATAACATCAAGACTAATCTCGAAAGCATGACACCTGATACAGCAACAATCGGTAAATTGATAGATACACAAGCATTATTCTTAAAGTATCGTGAACAGTTGCAGGCACTGTATAAAGTGATTGAACAGGCTAAGCTATCAATCGATGCAAGATTCAAGTTGTTACAGTCACAATATACTGACGAAAAATGGAACGATGCTTTAGATCAGTTAGTCTCAATTGCTGATGGATTAGAACGCGATGAAAATGGTCGTGTCATAGGTAAGATAGATACGACTGAACAAATCAATAAAGTATTACAAGACGTGAAAGAGGATTATCTCAAAGACACTGTTCAACGTATAGAATATGAGACAGACAAAGAAGGCATCGTTAATAAGATAGATGAAACCAAGTCTGAAGTGCTGAAAGAAAGTAATCAGATAGCTCAATCTGTATCAAAGAAAGTCTATGACAATGAAAGCAAGACATTAAATCAAACGTTATCTCAATACATCAATAGTATCTCGACAGGACATCAGTTCACTTATGATGAGAACGGTAATATATCAAACTTTACAGTAGGTTCGAGTGGTATCAAGCTGAACGGTAGAGTAATCGACATGAACGATGGAGATGTCATTATTAAAAACGGTGTAACTACAATCACTGATGCCTATATTCCTAAGTTATTCAGTAAGCAAGCGACTATTGAATATCTTGATGCGATTGGAATTACAGCGAGAACATTACAAGCTAAAGATAAACAGGCTAGTGTCAATATTGAGAACGGATCAATCACAATGAATCGTGATAGTGGTGCTCGTATGGATATTGGTTTAGATGGCATTCAAAGTTTTAATAATGGTGGTTCATTACGTTTCAGCTTAACACCAACATTAGTAACAACTTCCGCTGTAGGAACGTCTGTAAGTAACGTTTATTTAGGTGCAGCACCTACAGGGGAAGCCCGAGTTGTTGATATGAATGGCATACCGGGCGATGGTGCAATCGGAAGTTATGCATACAGACCAATACGAACTTTAGCGATTAAATTCCCTTTGAAAGCGAATGGATATATTGGTATAGATGGTAATGAGTTGAAAATTATGTCAGATGGTTTGGTCGAAGGTGGATATAAAAGTATTCGTGCTGATAAAGGCTACTTTGCCACCGTTGATATGAATAACGAAATCAATGGTACTCACTTCTATGTGAGACCAAGACGTGGCGGGGAACTTCGTGCAACTTATAATGATGGCGGAGAAACTTCTTATGCTAACTTTCGTTCAAACGGTATCTATGCACCATGGATTGATTATAACGGACATATACCAGGATCACACTTTTATATTAGACCAGCGTATGGTGGAGAAGTACGTTTAACTGCTACTGGTACAACAAATAACTGGGCGAATTTACGTTCTGATGGCATCTACGCGCCATGGATTGATTTTAATGGTCAAATTCCGGGGTCACATTTGTATATCAGACCTGGCTCGGGTGGGGAAGTTAAGTTCACTAGAACTGGTACTACAGATGTCTGGGCAGATATTAGGTTCGGTAGTTGGAACGCAATGTCTCATGAAAAGTACAAAAATAACATCGAAAAATGGAACTATAATGTATTAGATATATATAAAAACGACTTAGTGTTACATTCATACAAAGTCAATTCTGAATCAGATACTCTATACGCTAGAATACACCATGGTATTGTACTTAGAGAAAATTCAAACCTAGACCAATTCCCAGCGGAATGGAGAAATGGTGACGGTTTTGATGGTAATGAAGTCTTATGGTGGAACACGAAAGCTGTTCAAGAATTAGCGTTTGAGAATGATGAGTTAAGAAATAAGATTAGTGATTTAGAAAATAGATTGAAAATATTGGAGGATAAATTAAATGAATCAACCGCAGCGTAATTTAGAAAAAGAAGTGGCTTTACTACAACAACAGCTTATGATGGCATTATCGGATAAAGTGATGGTACAAGCTATGTTAGATGATGCTTTAGAAGAATTACATCAAATTAAAAACGGTAATCAAGAAGTTGCAGAATAATCTGTAGCTTCTTTTTTATAAATAAAAAACAGGAGGTCATTTAAAATGACAGAAAAAATTCAAGAGTTTTATTTAGTAGAAAGAAATATCAACGGACAAGAGAGTGCTTTAACACGCAATTATTCAAACGGATTTGTGTCAGGTGCTACACCAAACTCAGCGTTTAAGTTTAAGGAAGAAGAACAAGCGAAACAGTTCTGTAAGATGCAAAACATGTTAGCAGGTATCTTCGATAATGGAACTAAAACTTTCTATGTGAAACAGGACATTGAGCGTACTAAGTATACAGAAGATGGTCAAGTGGTAGAAGAAACGACAGAAGAAACATTATAAGAGGTGTTGAAAAAATGTGGATAACAATCGGAGGAATGAATTTGGAAAATATAGAGATGCTTAAAATTTATTTATATGGAGGGGATATCAGATTACTACACTTCTTATTTATATTGATGCTAGTAGACATCGTGACAGGTATCGCTAAAGCAATTTATAACAAGAACTTATGGTCGAGAAAGTCGTTATTCGGCTTTGCTAGAAAACTGATGGTATTCTGTATCATTGTGTTAGCGAACATAATCGATCAGATACTTCAGCTTAATGGTGGATTGGTCATTGTCACGATTATGTTCTATCTCGCTAACGAAGGATTGTCGATTATTGAAAATTGCGCTCAAATGGGCGTGTTAATACCTGCAAATATATCAGAGAAGTTAGCAGTTATATTAAGCAATAACGATAAACAGTCAATCACAACTGAAGTGAAAGAAGAATTTACAGCTAAACATTCTAAAGATTTGCCTGGGGGACAGGTGGATGTAAGCGTTAAAGTTCAGCCAGAAAAAAACGAAGAAATAAATTAA